ACTGGTAAAGAAGTACCTTACTGTCGCCAGTTCAGCAATCAGACTCTCATCCTTGGGAATAACGCAGTCCCGCTTCTCCAGCCATGCCTTGGCCTTGTGCCACAACTCAGCCTTCAGGTTCCTGTACGTACTCCCCAATGCCGGGGATTCTGCCACGTTAATGCCGACAGCCGGTAACTTCAGCTCACGCAGCCTGTCCACCACACCAGCACCCAACCCAATACTATCCACCATAATCTCATGCGGACGTTGGTCCGGTGGCAATGCCTGGTACTCAGCCATCACCGCACCAGTCAGTTGCATCAGGTCCAGGTTCTTCCACGTTTTGATTTCGGTAACAACATTCCCCTGCCGCTTGCACAAGGCGCTCCTGTCACTGCCAAACCGCGCAACGTCCAGCCCCCACACAATTTTAGCAACTGGACTCATCGCCACGTCCCGGCTAACTGCAGCCTCCAACAATTCCATCGGTATCACCGTATCGTCGTCGCTCCTTGGGAAGTCGCCCAGCACCCGGATTCGGTAGGCGTTGGACTCCTCGCCGTACCTGGACTTCATCTCGTCCATATAGGCGTCTGACACCCTGGGGCTGTCGGCGCAGCTCACCTTCATCGTCACCCAGTCATCCTTCAAACGGTTGTGGGTATCAAAGAAGAAACCGCTGCTGCGTACCGGGTTACCTAAGAGTAGGGTCACGGCCTTGTGGCCCGACATACTGCCTGCCGCCGCCTCGAATACCTGCTCTGGTATACCGCTGGCCTCGTCAGCCACCAGCATCACATTGTCGGAGTGGACGCCTTGCAGCGCCTCGGGCTGCTCTGCGCGTGATGTCCTGGCGCTGATGAAGGCCTCTGTCGGTGCCTCCTTAACCTCGATCCGGTCCTGCTTCACCTCCAGTTGCTCTTGTAACGGCGCGGGAAGTTGTTTGACCCAGCGTTTTAACTCAGCGAACAGGGCATCGTATAGCTGGCTGCTGGTGGGTGCTGTCACCACAATCTTGACGGGGAAGCGCAGCAGCAGATACCAAATGATGGCCCAGGACGCTGCCGTACTCTTGCCTACTCCATGTCCGCTTCTGACGCTAATGCGCCTGTTGTTGGCTGCGATGTGGTTGAGGAACTCTTCCTGCCAGGGGTCGGGTTTAACGCCCAGCACCTCTTTCACGAACAACACAGGGTTGTTTCGGTAGAGTTGCGTAAAAGCAACAAATGGGTTTTCACTCATTTTTTTAAATTTTTTGTGGTCAATGTGGGCAGTTTGTGGGTGGTTTGCTAGGTGTTTGGTGCTGCAGTTTACACCCCCCAGCTTTTTGTCAAGGGGGGGGCTGTACATCCATACAGCTATTCTGCATCTAGGACGGTGATCTGGCGTAAAGCATCGAGCCGCAAGCTACCTATGTTAATGCTCACTTCGGTTTGTTTGGTGCCGTATTGCTTCGGGTCCCATCGCTCAGCTAGCCATTGCCGGGTCCTGATTCTATGTAGCGGTTTAGCTGGATTGTCATCCGATATGCTGTCAGCTATCTCTAACGTCTCACAAGCCATTAGGTCAGCGGCACGCACGCGCGCACGTAGTATATCGTCTTCAAACCCTGTCTGACGTATCCAGATATCCAAGGCACGTTTACTGATGCCTAGTGCTAAGCACACGTCCGCAATTGATTTGCCATGCTCTAGCATGCCTGTAATCAACTCCGGGTCTATCGCGTCGAGCACTTCTAGGTCGCTGCGTTTCTTTTTGGTTCCGGCCATGATGGTCCTCTGTAGTCAATGCTGTAGTCAATTTGTAGGCTGTAGTCCTTTGCCTGATTGACTACACTTTTCATTGGCGCCGTAGTCATTGTAGTCAATGTAGTCATCTATTTCGTGAAAGCTCACGTTTGCGCGCTGCGCCCGACCTAACCTATACATATATATCTCATGTAAGAGTTAAACAGAAACAATGACTACATTGACTACAAATGGGCTTTTCCCCTCTGGTGCGCTGTAGTCAATCGCGCATAAAAACATTGACTACAAATTGACCACATTGACTACAACCTAGGGTAAACACCTATTCCACCGCTATAAAATCTGTTACACTGCCACTATGCCAATGTCGGCATTCACTAAAGTACACACCATGAAGCTCAACAAGATAGCGACGGCAGTAAAAATTAGCGTCACCAGCAAGCTTGACGGCATCCGATCGTGGTCCCTGCAAGCGTTAGACACTTGCCCCGGTAGCATAGAAAGCCCTGGCGTGCTGGTTGACGCATGCAAAGGGTGCTATGCCACCACGGGGAATTATGTCTTTGCTAACGTAAGAGCTCCCCGCGAATTCAACCGAATCGATTGGCAGCGTATGGACTGGTGCGACGACATGGTCGCAGAATTGACCAACGACGAATATTTTCGCTGGTTTGACTCTGGTGATATGTACTCTCTCGCGCTTGCTGAGAAAATGCTAGAAGTGATGCAGCGCACCCCATGGTGCAAGCACTGGTTACCAACCAGAATGCATAAATTCCCCAAATTCGCGCTTGTGCTGCGCGCCATGGCGCAGTTACCTAATGTAATGGTGCGCCCGTCTAGTGATTCAATTGTGGGCGAATTCGTGTCTGGCTTGCATGGCAGCGTTATCGTGCCCGATTCAAGGGTTAACCCTGCCCTGGTCACACTATGCGAAGCATATGCCCATGGCGGTAAATGCAACGGATGCAGAGCTTGCTACGATAAAGCCGTGCCCGTTATCGCATACCCTGCCCATGGTGCAAAGATAGGCAAGGTTATCAGAATCAAGCTTGCCTAATGCTCGACTATGAGCGGCCAGTATGGCCGCTCATGGGCGCGCATTGACGCCGACACTTGGAGAAAATTATGACCACACTACCCAATATGCTCAGAGAGTGCAGCATTCCCCAGTTGCTAGACTTCGCCGATAGTCTGGACCCCAATAACGGCTGGCGCGAGTCGGTCGCAGAAGACCCGACGATCACACACGCCGAACTGGCAGATGCCATGCTGGCCGCTTATGACGACGCCGACACTCACGCATGGATCAACAAATGAAGCACATTCTCTGGACCATCACGCAAGCAATCCTCGGCGCGGCCATGCTGGCTGGCCTACTGGCCGCCATGCTGGCCTATTTTGACGTCCTTATGCCGTGATTGACTATGAGCGGCCGCTCGACCGCTCATGGGCACTCATGCCGATAACCTAGAAAGTACACTATGAAGAAAATTATCAACGGCAAAATTTACAACACCGACACGGCCACGCGAATCGGTAACCGCCAGCACAGTAACCGGGGCGACTTTCGGTACGAGGACACCGACCTGTATCGCACCCCGAAGGGCGCGTTTTTTATCAGTGGTGAAGGCGGCGCCTACAGCCGGTGGTCGCGGCCATGCGGCAGTAATGGTATGTCCGGCGGCTCTGGCATTCAGGCCATGACGGCCACTGAAGCCTTGGCGTGGTGCGAAGACTCGGGCATCGACGCCGATGTTATCGCTCAATATTTTTCGGTGGAGGAAGCATGAGACACATCATCACCTACCGGGCGGGCGCGCCCGGTTACAACGACGCGCACCAGCGCGGGACCGTGGATATCTGGCACGATCAGAAACGGTACATCTACAAATCCGCGTCACCTGGCGCCGCGCGCGCGTTCATTGAACACGCTTGGCAGCAAGAATACATCAAAATAACCGGACGTTACCCGTCCTATACCGTGGAGAACACACAATGAAAACCATAATCCTAAACCGCGCACGGTACACGGTGCGCGATGACCGGCGCACGTTTCTATCCGACATTCTCAAACTGACCGGCAAGCATAAGCCAGTCAAATCAAAGGGGGCGGAGCGGCGCCTGTACCCGGCGGACGGCGCCACGCTAAGCACTGCGGCCTATGTCGGGCAGTACTACGCTCTAAACAGCAACTTTAAGACCGGCGGTGGGCCTTACGGTGACGCTAACCTAGTGGGTTTCTATGAGGGTCTTAGCGACCGGGCGAGCGTACCCGAGGGCGAGGACAGTATGGAGGTGTGCCATGAGGACTGAATTCCACAATGAAGAGTTTATGATCACCAGCGAGGTCATGCAGACCCCTAATGGCTGGTGGAAGGTCACGCTGCGCGACGACGATAGCGGCCAGACAGTCGGCCCATCGGTGCGGCTCTTCACCCTGGAGGCCGACGCCCTGGCCTATGCGGAGAAACTATGCTCTTAGCGGCGGCGCTGCTGGCCGCCCTGGTGGCGATACTCTTCAACCTATAGCAAGCCCCGAAAGGGGCTTTTCTACGCCACGGCCCGGCGCATATCCGACTTGGATAACCCGGCCACGTCGGGCGCCGCAAAAATGTGCTTTTTAGATGGGTACTCTCTGGACGTCAGACGGCCCATGTCGGTCCACCCGGCCTCGCGCAGGGCATGAAACAGCGCGGCCTGCACAATCTTGACGCCGGGCGGCGCGGCGCCAGACCCCTGGACCCGGTCGCAAATGACGTGAAACGGCGAGCCAATCACGCCAGCCGCGAACGGCCCCCGGCGCTCGCGCAGCATCTCAGTCAGCACCGACTCGGCGGTGCTCATGCCTGCGTCGATCATTATGGCCTTGGCCTCGGTCATGGGCGGCGGGGCGGACGGGTTGAAAGCGGACACGTCACGGGCCATCAGCCAAGCGGCCACGCCTGCAAAGCCGTTACGATGTATGTACCAATTCCACAGACATACAGCGTCGGCCTCTGGGAGGCGCCCGGCCTCGGCCCACAGTACGAACCAGCGGCGGTCGTCAGAGGGGAGACTGATCGAAACACGCTCGTTAGAGAAGGCGACAACCAGCACCCGGTTAAGGGCCATGTAAGGGTGCAGACCTTTACGATTGATGGGGAGGTACTCGGGCGGGGCGGCGATGACGGGCTTAAGGTGATTCTCCAACGCCCGGCGATCCTTGGCCTCACTCTGGCGCAGCTCGGCGATCTCCATCACCTCGCACTCCAGCCCATAGCCCCACTGCGAGGTCAGGTCTTCATTTTTGACCATCGAGCAATTGACCTTGGCCGGGCCTCCGATGGCCCAGAAAAAGGGCGCCAGCAGCGTGTCCTTACCGGAGCCGGGCTTGCCGCCCAGCAGAACGGCGTGGTTGATCTTGTGGCCGGGATACTGGACCTTGTGAGCCAGCACGTTCAGGAGGTGCTCGCGCTCGAAGTCTATCGGGACCATGCGCGAGAGGTGGCGCAGCCAGATGCTGATGTCGCAGGCCACAGGTGTCGGGCGAGCGTCGCGCCAGCGGTTGCCGTAAACCTGGCCGTCCTTATCGACTAGGACCGACTCACCCGCTGAATAGGTGATACCGACCAGTGACTTGGCACCAGCGGCCTGGCGGTTCTCGTCGAAGCAGACCGACGCCTCGACTCGACGGGCGGACTTGCCGGTGGCGTGGATGGAGACGCACTTGATGTGGCGAAACAGGGCGTTAAAGGTCGCGCGCGACAGCTCGCGGCGGTCCACCATATCGAAAAAAGCCTCATCGTCCTGCAAGTATGCGAACCTCTCATACCAGCCTGACTTCTCGACCCGGCCCAGCTCCTGGCGCGCGACCTCGGCAATGACCGCAGCCGCCACGTCCGGATAAGCAGGGCTGGGCTTGAGCTTGGCAAGGGCCAGCTCCAGATGCGCGGCCATCAAGTCATCACGCAGGCCGGGCGAGTGGCGGGGGCCACCGTTGTCGGCCACCCACTGCATAAAGGTGTTGCTGTCCAGATCGACGCAGTGACTATGCATACAGCAGAAGGCGCGGTTCAGGGGCATGTAGCGGCCCTCTGGGTTGCCGTCGGTATGCTCGGCACTGTTGGGACACACGACACCCGCCCAGCCCTCGGCGTTGGCGCGGGAGAGCAGCAGACCCTGACCGGAGAGCCAAGCCAGCACATCATCGTCGCCATCGTCACTGATTCGAATCGGGCGGGGGCCACCAGACTCGGCAGGGCCGGGCGTCACGTCCAGGGCGGCGCAGATGTCGGCCAGTACGAACTCGCGCTCGGGGTGGAACTCAACCAAGGCAGACGCGAACTCGGCCCGGTCGGGCTTGAGGTTGACAGAGCCAGGCAGTCGGAAGTTGCGGACGGGGTTACAGGCGCCGGGGTCGGTGTAGCCAGCAGCGGCGATGGCCTTGATAGCGGCGGCGAAGGCGCCCTTGGGCGGCTGTTCGCTGAAGACGTAGCCGTACTGGAAGTTATCGGGCGATGTCTCCATGATCCAAGTCGGCTCAAGCGGCGGGGTCTTGGACTTGGTGCCGATATCGTCCAGCACCATCACGGCCACGTACTCGCAATTAGCTGACGCTGCAGACACCCGGCCCTCGACAAAGCGGTCGCAGATGAAGGAGGCGGTATTGCCGTACCAAGCCTGGCCCTTACGGACACCGTGCGACGGCAGGTAGGAGGGCCAGGTGGCCTTGACGGCTCCATCGGCATGATACTGGCGCTCACCGCCCCGTAACTGTGGTTTTTGCTGCACAAAAAGCATCGTCTCGCCCTCGGGCGCCAGACTGGTGATAAAATCTAGGAATTGCATTGCCATCCTTTGCGCCGCCCCTGACCGGGCGGCGTTTTTATTTGCCGTAACGCGGCATCGTCTTGATCCCAGCGGCCAGCGGTAGGCCGGTGGCCCAAGCTGGCGGCGTAGTCATCACCCTACGCACTTCCTCCTCTGAGCCGCCCTCGACGACGATCTCGTCATGGACGTGCAGAACTACACCATCGAGCTGTCGCAGGGCAAACCGGAGGAGGTCATTGGCGACGGCCTGCGTCACATTCTCGCAGGCCAAGCCCTTCCAAAGTCGGGCGCGCGGCCATTCTTTAGCGTCCTGGGCAGGCTTCCATGATGCCTTGGCATAGCTGATGCCGTCGTCCTCCAGCCGGGCAAACGGGTAGCAAAGCACCCGGCCTGAAGGTAGAGCGTACCAGAGATGCAGACCGTCGAACAGGTAGGTAACCCGCCCGGCAGCAAACTCATTATTTTTATTTCGCATGGCCCTGGTGTACTGCTGCTCGAGCTGCGACCAGAAGCCGACGGCCCACTGATTGTTGCGGCGCCAGGCGTCCACCATGCGCTTGGAGTCGGCCTCGGACAGGCGCACACTGTAGATTCTGGCCATCGACGCGAAGGCGCCCACGCCACCCGCGAACCCGCAGGCCAGCTCCTGCACCTTGCCGATCTGACGCTGGGCGGACTCGCCGTCTCGGTCGTAGTCGGCCTTGATGTCGTCATAGGTGCGCTGGAAAGTACCGGCGGCATTGACGATGTAGGGGTCAAGGCCCGACTCGAAAATGTCCAACTTGGCCTGGCCCGTCCCAGACAACCAAGGGTTTACCCTAGCTTCGATGGATGACCAGTCGGCAACAACTAGGTGTTTACCCTTGGCTGGTATCAGTGCAGGCCGTAGCATCCCCCGGAGGACATCGGTAACTCGTTTGCCGAACTTGGGGACGATGGCGTGACCCCGGCACATTGCAGCCCGGACATCCTCGGGTGCTTTGGCGCACTTGCGTGTGAAGTTATGGACCTGCGCCCCATAGCTAGATGCGCGGCCAGTAGCTGAGCCTCCAGCGAAAACAAAAGCACCCCTAACTCGACTGTCCTCCTCATCTGCAAGCTGCGCGAGTCGGGCGAACTTGGCGACTGATGAGGCCCACAGGTCGTCGGCGCACTGGATGATTTCTTGGACATCAGGTGGTACTCCATCACAGTTAAGAAGGTTGGCGCGGACGGTCTTGTCGATGCTGACCTTATCGTCCTTCTGCATCAGCGCACGGGCCTCGGGGCCAACTCTGTCCCAGACCCACTGGCGCATCTTAGGTGAGCGTACCGAGGTCAGCTCACCCTCTGACACCTCCTTGACAATCTGGGCAATCTCAGCGGCCTCTGTGGCGGCGTAGGACACGGCTGCACGGCAGAGCGGCACATCGACCAGGACGCCACGGTCGTTGATGCGCTCGTTGACATGGTAGTCCAGTAGCTCCTCCTCGGACAGTGGGCGCATGGCCTGGCTGATGGCCCTCATGGCCCGGACATCCTGCTCACAATAGGCCACCATCTCGGCGGTCAGCTCAGCCGACTCTTGGAAGGGCGGGACGCACATCTTGCGGATGAGGGCAGCGCCTCGGTGGTCCTTCTTCATGGACGCACCCATGAACCGGCCCACGTCCTCCAGCGACCCTGGCGCACAATTGGCACGGGCCTGTGCTGCGGTGCAGTAGAACTGCTCTAGCGGGATGTTGACCTGCAAGACGTACCAGCAGATCAGCCGCTCAAAGGCAGCGTTGTGCGCCATGATGCGGTGGCCGGTCAGGTCGGGCAGTGGCTGGCCGGGGAGCCAGGTCAGCACCTCGCCGTCATCGACGGCGTAGGACATACACAGCACCTCGGTCGTGAGGTCTTGCGCGTAGTTGTAGACGCCGCGACTTTTTAGGTCGCAGGCAGAGCGTGTTTCAAAGTCGAGCCAGATCATTTTTCAAAGCCCCCTGTCACGGGGCTTCAAAAACTAAGCTGCTACGCGACGGCGACGGCCAGCAGGCGCCTCCACCTCGGGTTCACCCTCCATACTTATCCACTCGACAATCTCAAACACCGGGGTGTAAATCTTGCCGTAGGACTTGTGCTGGTAGTGATCCTTCTTCAACTTCACGACAGCAACTGGCTTAGTCTGATCTACATCGACCTGCTCGGCCAGCGCAGCGGCGATAGCCTGGACGCCACGCTTACCGCCCACCGAGGTGGTGGTGTAGCGCACTTCCATACCCTTATCGTCGCCCGACACGCACTTCAGGCTCATGCCAATCTGCTGCTCCCAGCCACGCTTGGCTGATGGCGGCGCATCTTCAATCTCTGGCAGCGGCTGGCTGACCGCTACCATCTTCTCGCCCAACACCTCACCGTCGCCCCAGGCGATGAAGCCGTGGACGAAAGAGAAGGGGTTGACGGCCCAAGTCGAGTCATCCTCGACCTCGGTCTGGTCGGCACCAAACACCCAATGGCCGGTCTTGTCCATCTTGAGGATGACAGCACCGGACGCCGAAACGGCCATGCTTTTAAGAGCGGAGGATAAGGTACTGATAGCTGGCAGACCAGCTTTGGAGAACACTGAAATATTACTCACGATTTTCCTTTAGACTAGTTTAGAGAGACGGGCAAGTTGTTTGCCCAGCAAAAGCACCTCGGGGCGAGGGTCATCCTCGCTTGCCAAGGTGTTACCCGAACTGATGGCGACGACCACATCGACAGGCAGGGCGAGCTTGCGCTTTTTCAGCACCTTCTCAACCTTCGCTGGCGACATGATGGATGTCTCCATCACTTCAGATTCTTCAAGGCCCAACGCGAACAGGGCGACCTTGGCCTTGTCCTCGTCGGTCCACTGTCTGATCGCACGTTTGGCGACCAGTTTGTAATCTGGCAGTTTAGCACCCGACTCCATCATGGAGAGCGCCAGCTCCCGCAGGCTGGATATCCACGTCTCCAGCAGGTCGGCGTTCTTGAGGTAGTCGCTGATCAAGTTCTTGTCGAGCTTGTCTATCTTGACGGCAATGGCCCGGTCAACGGCGCCCGTCATGTTTGGGCAGATGGGCTTGGCTGGGCAGAACCGGCAGTGGTCGCCCACCATTAGCTGCGCGTCAGGCAGGGCCGACTGCTTGACGGCCTGCACCAGCTCACGCTCGAACTGCCTGATGCGCTCGGGTGTGGTCACCCAACGCCGCACC